CCGCTGTTGAGCGCCTCGCGGACCATGTTGGCGCTTTCCATGATGCCCGCGGCGCCTTCGGCCTTCACAAGAGAAGTCTCGGCCCGGGCACCCACGGGAGCGGCGAGGCTCTTGCCGGTGGGGCTGGTTGCGGAAGCGGTTGCGGAAACATTTGGCTGCTTGATCTTTTGCAGCTTCTCGAATGCGATCTTTTGCTCAGGCGTCATTGCCATGTACGCCTCGAGTTCCTGCAAGGATGCGGGTTTAGTAGACCTGGTGCGCGTCTGCACCAACGCATCCTTGTACTCTTCCATTAATCGCGCCGCCATTGCTTTTACGCGGGGGTCGGGTGACTGGCTCAAGAGATCAATTTCTGCGGCAATACTCTCCGGCGATCTACGAGCGCCTGCGCCTGTTGCAGGTTGCGTTGGTGCAGCAACACTCGGCGCCGCAGCCATAGCATTTACTGGTGCAGCCGCCATAGCGTTTACTGGTGCAGCAGTGTCAGCGCCAACAGCGGGCTGGCCGCCCCTAAGCTGAGTTAGCCTAGACATGGTGCTCTGAAACCCTCGCTCTGAGGCTTGGCTTTTGATCCATTCGCTCATACCCATCGCTTCTTGCTGCCGGTACGTCTGAAATTGCGTAGGATCGTCCGGCACTTCGGCCAACGCTTGGTCAAGCGTGCTAAATTGCGAAAGCAGCGGCCCTACGTCGGGGTCAGCGTATTGCATTTTGACAACTTCACGAGCCGCTTCAGGTGTTGCTGCGCGAAGAAGGCGATCTCGAAACGCGCCTGTTTTTTCTACTCGCGCTTGCTTGCGCTGCGTCTGCTGTTGCTGCTCAATTTCGCCCATAAGCTGCTGCCTACGCAAAGCGTTTACTTCGCGCTCTTGCGCTAGTTTTTCCCGCGCCAGCATTCTGTTTTCCTGCTCGGCTACATCCCGAGCCACATCTTCTTGGCCCTTAAAAAACGCAGTGACCGGCTGAGCAGTTTGAAAAGCCCCAAAATTAAGTGCCATGATTAGTCACCTATCAAGATAAGGGTCATACCCAGGTATGTAGCCGCCGCCGCCACCGCCACCGCCACCAACACTTCCGCCGCCGCCATATAAACGGCCGCCCAAATACGCTAGTTGATTGATCGTGTTACCGTAAGCTGATGCGCGAGCCATTCTTGCGTTACCTGCGGCTTCAGCGGAACCCATCATAAGATTGCCTACGTTAGCGGCGTAATTTCGCCCTGCTTCACCCAACGTCTGCGCGGTTGTCTGACCGACGCCAGCCAGCGATTGCAGGGGGTTAAGCCTAGCCTCGCGTTCAGCTTGGTGACGGTTGAAAGCGTTCTGGTACTCTTGCGATGCCAAGTCTTGGCCGTACCGCTGCACGCCTCTAAGCGTAGCGCCCGACAGCAAACCTCCACGAGCCGCCGCCGACCGCTCTAGTCCTTTCATGCCCTCCGACATGCGAAAGGCGTACCCTGGGTCGGCCTGAAATTGCTGCATTCCAAACGGGGTGTACTCAGTTGCCAATGGAATCAGCTTGTTAAGCGCAGTTTCGCCCGCTTTACGCCACGGCTCTTGCAGTTCGACCTGCCGCTCAAACATTTCGCGTTGCACTTCAGACGCGCGGTCAGCAGCCGCTGCCGTAGTGCTCGCAGCACTTCTTGCGCCACTAGCAGCTATACTGCCGCCAGCTATAGCGGCGACGGCGGGGATAATTACGTTCCAGACCATTACAATCTCCTTACGTCACTTCGCGTCCGCTGACGCGCATATTGATGGCCGACGCGGTGCCCGCAATCGTCGAGATAAAGTCGCCAGGGTTTAGCACCTGCCCCACTAGCTCCGGGAAAGTGTACACCTCGGACGGCTGTAGCGTCTTGGTTTTTGTAATCAAATTGTTGTTGCCCGCAGACCCGGCAAGCGTAACCAAGTTGACGCTGATCGTCGCGGCGGCGGCGCTGTAGTTGGTCGCCGTAAACTTGTCGATGATGGTCGTCACGCCAGTTGCGGTGTACTGCGTGGTTTGGCTGTTCTCGACCGTTTTGGCCGGAACGAGGACTTTGACGGTGACTGTCATGCTGAAATTCCTTGAAGCGTTGGCTTGGACACTAAATCCACCGTGACGATGACGGACGGCGTAGCGGGTCGAACCGGCCCGGTCTGTGCAGCAATGTACTGAATTGTAGTGGAAGTGTCAGTAGTTGCCCACATCAACTCGACGTACTCGTCAGCGGCCAGATCAATAAACAGGTTTAGCGCGCCGATTAAGTGCCCGTCTATGCTGCCATGTCGATTAGGCACGGAAAACTGGCTGTTAGAGTCAGGCACATCTACGCCGTTCTTACGCATCCAGACGTCTGTGTCATGGATGCTGCCGTCGGTGTTTACAAACTGGATGCTGAACTGCACGTTGTAGACGCCCGCGATCTCGGCTTTTATTTTGGACTTGCAAGTGCCGGTGATGGTCGTAGACGCTACGGTTTGCGAAGCGCTGACTTGGTACGTTCCCGTGCTGCCGTCTGTGCCTGTTAGCTGCGACACGATATAAGTGCCCGCCGTCACGCCCGTGCCCGTGATGACCATGCCGGGGTAGATCGGCCCAGACGTGATGGCCGTCACTGTCATGGTCGTGCTGGCCGGGCCGATAGACGCCGTGAACACCGCAGTCCTATCTTCTAGCGTGACGTTCTTGCTGTACGCCGTGGTGTCGTACACGACCGGGTACGCCGTGGTGTTGGAGCCGTCGAGTTGATTCGCGGTGCTGTAGAAAGTCCCATACACGAGCTGCAAAACTTGCGGCGTAGGGACAGGTGCCGACAGCAGGCCGTTGACTTGCTTTTTTAGCTCGGCGATCTGATCAAGCGCGCTTTCCTGCGACGGCTGTTTTTTAGCTGACTCAACGTCAACGATGATCTCGCCAAAGTCTTCTTGGGTGGGCGTTGGCGGGCCCAGTTGCAAGTCGGTCAGCGACGTGGTGTTCTGGCCGCCGCCGGTCAGTTGGAACAGGTTGAGGAAGAACCGATACCACTCACGCGAGATCAGGCCCGTCCGAGGGTCAATTAGCTCAACCCTCGGGGGCGTGATGTTGGTGAGATCGACGTTTGCCATGCTCAGGCATTGGTCGGGCTGATGATCAGTTCAGCACCCATGATGGCGGTTTTGACCGGATCAGTCATGGATAGCTCGTAGACGCGGTCGCGCAGCTTTAACGTCATGCCCAGCCGACGGAACCAGACGCGGCGGTAGAACTCGCCGATTTTGCCAACTTCTGAAATGTGCTCGTTCGACCAAGTGTGGCCGCCGTCGTCGCTCCAGCGCAGCATGACCTCGGGGTTGCTGCCTTGGCCCAAGTTCAGCCCAACGCCCGACTCAATGTCGATCTGCATGGCGTGATGCGCCGTGCGCCTAAGATTGTTCTGGCCGGGCGGCAGCGCCCGCCAGGTGCGTAGCCACTTCTGAATCTGGCCGTTGTCGGCGTAGACATCAGGGTTGAAGGCGTAAAGGTTGCCGTTCTCGTAGTCGCCAACGATGATCTTGTTGTTGAACACCATCTGACAGTTGCTGCGGTGCCTGGTGAACTCGCCGTTGCTCCAGCCAGCTCGTTCGTGCCAGGCTTGCGTGGCAACGTCATAGACCCACGTCGTGTTGGCGCTTGGAAAGATCAGGACGTAGAAGCTATGGCCGTCTTGCTGGTAGGTGTACGCCAGCGCGTTGCTGATGTCGCCGTACTGCTGGATGTGCCACTCGACGGCGTGCGTGCTGATCCGCTGGCCGGTGTAGCCGTTAGCCCGATAGACGATGCCCCGGCCGCGAGCGTCTGCGCCCAGCCAGAAAATGCCGTTGTCCATCTTGGCGAGCGTGTACGCCGAGACGCAGCCGATCTCGTTGAACGCGCCTTGTATGCGCTGGAGCGGGAAGTCCTGCGTGCCGGCGTCGTACCAGACTTCGACCGAGTTGGTGCCGAACACCCACACCTCGCGGTGGTCGATGATCAGGCCCACCACGCCGTCGGGCGAGCCTTCGGCGCTGGCAAAGTCGAGCGGGTCAACCGACAGGCCGTCAAGCAGGCTGGTGATCCAAATTTTCTGGCTGTTGGGCTCGTTGAAGACAAAGTAGCCGTCCAAGTAGCCCACCGACACCGCGCCAGGGAAGTCTGGGTCGGTGATTTGCGAGAAGACGTTGGTCTGGTTGTTGTAGATGTAGCTCGGGCCGTTGGCCGCAATGAAAAGTTGCGTGCCGTTGTCAGCCATGCTTACCGGCCCCGTGCCCGCAATCGTGCCAATCAACGTGGCAGCGTAACTGGTGTTGATCTTGTAGAGCTGGTTGCCGGACACCACAAAGGCGTCGCTGGCTGCGTTGGAAAACGACCAAACACCCCGGATCGGCCCAAACCCTACGCTAGCAAGAAACTCCAGCCCAGGGCACCGTTGAAGATACGCCGCCTCCTTGCCTTCTTGCAAAATTTCCGGGAACAGATTGACCATGCGGGCGTCGGCAGCATTGACGCTGCGGGCCACATAGGTCGAACCAAGGATCGGCGTTTTCATCAGTAATTACCGGCATAGATGTTGAACCGCTGGCGCGTTGCAATCAGCGAGTACGGCATCGACATCACGTCGTCCGGGTTGTTGATGCGCTTGAGGTCGCGTTTGGATGTCATGGCGATACGCATGACCTGGGGTGACGGCTCGACGCCGAACTCAGGCGCAATCTCCATCGCCAGGTTGTACGCGAACGCCCGCAGGTAGCCCGGCGGGAACAGAATCTGCGTGGACAGGTTCGCAGGCTGATCCAGCGGCTGCACGCTAATAAAGTGGAACTCCAGCAGCCGCGTCGGGCGCGGGTAGATGAAGATGTCAATGTCCGGGTAGGTCATGTTAACGAACATGACCTGGGGATACGTCGAGGTGACGGTCTTGACCGCAATGCCGTTGTACTGCTGCTGATTGATCAGCTTGATGCCGTAGCTGACGTTGGTCTGCGGATCGCGGAAGTACGTCGCGTCGTCAACCAGAATCGGGCGCTGGACGGTGCCGTTGAGCCGCACCAGCGAGCCGGTGGGGCCAAGAGTGGCGTTGATCTGACCGACCGGCCAATTGCAAATCTGGTCGATGGTGGAGAAGACTGACAGGCGCTCGGTGTTCCACGACTCAATCATCTGATTGAGCGCCATCAGGCAGTCTTGCGAAACGGCGGCAGAGGGCGTCTCACCTTCTGCCAACACACCTAGCAGCCGCAACGCCCGGTTAATCTGTTCGCCTGCGGTGTAGGTCGCCATTTCACTCTCCTTCGTCTAACTGCGGTGCCAAGAAGTCCGGCACTGGGGTTTCTACCGATGACTCGGCTTTTTTGCGGCGACCGCGCCGCGCTACCGGAGCAGCAACAACTTCCGGGGCCACTTCTTCGACGGTCGAAGGCGTGTCAGGATTGTAGCGTTCCCAGCCGTGTTGTTCATCATAATCGGCCTCAATGTCAAGCGATGCAACTTTGAAGCCGTGAACTGGATGTTGGAGATAGATTGCGGGCATGGGTGAAGAAGGGGGCCGAAGCCCCCTGTTGATTACGAAGCCACCAGCGGCACAGAGAACCAGTCCGTGGAGTCATACGCCACAAACCAGCCAGCAGTTTTGGCTGCCATCGAAAAGGCGGTCGTGCCCGCCACACCGTTGATCTTGGCGCTACCGGGAGCGTAGACCTTCAGTGCAGCATTGGCCGTGTCGTCGTTCTTGATCAGCACCAAACGACCAGCGGTTGGGGCGGGAAGAATCACACCCTTGTTGCCGTCCGCGGCGGTCACCCAGCTAAACGAAGCAGTCAAAGCCGTCGCATCAGCACGAGTAGTGCCAGCGGCAGCCGGTTTTGCAACGTCTACGCTCAGAGACGCGCCGGTCAGAGTGGGGGCGCTAAAAGTGCCACCCGTGAAGGTGCCACTCAACGTGCCGCCAACAATCGTGGCGCCGGTAATTGTGGTGCCCGACACAAGCTCAGGGTCGCTATACGCAACCCCTACAGGTTTGGTATTTGGCATGTCCTTGTCCTTTTAGAAACGGGGGCCGAAGCCCCCTGTTGATTACGACAGACGGTAGCAAGTCCAAGTGCCATCGCCGGTCTTGCGGGCACGGAAGTGGCCCGAAGTGGCGTTGTCAACTTGCATCGTGCCAACCAAGGTCCAGCCGGTGTTCGTAAACACGGTCACATCGTCAGAGCCGCCGTCAATGTTGACGACGAAAAAGTCGAAGGCCGCGTTCACTTTAGACGCGCTGGACACAGCGGCTTCCAGATCGGCCACGGTGGGCAGAGTCAGGTTACCGGCAGTGCCGTCGAAGACGAACAGACCGTTCGCCATTTGAGCAGCGGTCATAGTCGCTGCGGCAGTGATGGAAGTAGGAGCGCCCTGAACAAACAGTTGCGCCTCGCCGACGTTACCGTCGCCAACCTGATAACCACCTGCACCATTAGGGAGAGCCATGATGAATTCCTTTCAAAAATGTTTAGAAAGGGGGGCCGAAGCCCCCGTTTCAGATTAGCCCCAGAGACGCACGGCCATCTGCGGACGAATGACGCTGTAGCCGTACAGCACATCAATACGACACGGCATGCGGTCGTTGTTGATGTCGTACTGGC